GGGCTAAAAGCCCGACTGTATAAGGACGATTGTCCGACTGTATATTTTGTATAAGGACATAAGTCCAATTGTTTAATTAATTTAATAATTTTTTTATTTTTTAAGTTTTTCAAAAAAAAATAAAAAAAATAAAAAAATTGAAATGCTTTTTCAAATAAAATGAAAGGTATAAATAATTAAATAAACCGCCTTTAAAGCAAAACTATCAACTAATTTTAAAATGAACACCATTAACAACCAAGAGTGCAGAGTGTCTAATAACGACATTGTCATTTCGAGACGAGCAATTGTAAAATTTGTGTATGTTATGATATATTTATACATTTACGCTCTTAACTACAAGAGAGTAAACGCGTATTTTGCCAAAAAAGTCGAAAAGGCTGAAGAAACCGTTGAGGAACAAGAGGAACTCAAACTTATCCTTCCAGTCGAGGACACAATCATAGTAGAAGAAGACGAAGTAGTAAGCGCAAACGAAGTAGCAGTAGTCTCGAGCGAAGCGGAAAACTTGGAAAAAGACGCCACGCTGTGGTACAAATTCGAAGACGGAAAAGGACGATACAAGGGCGAGTGGAAGAATGGTCTGCCAAATGGTAAGGGAACCAAGCATTCCTACAAAGATGATTCGTATATTTATGGCAATTTTGTAGATGGATATACTGAGGGTTACGGCAAACAGACTTTCGGACAAACTTGGGAAAAGACGCAGCCGTATTATGAAGGCGAATTTAAGAGAAATAATTATCACGGAAAAGGCGAGTATCACTATGGCGATGGAGACTATTACAAAGGCGACTGGAAAGACAGCAAGTATAACGGGCAAGGCGCCGCGTATTCCAAGCGTTTAGATAGAACTTGGGTTGGAGAATATTGTAACGACAAAAAGGTTAATGATACTGGCAACTGGGTTAAAGGTGAGATATAAGAGCTTTGCTCGACTGTATATTTGTATATTTGTATATTTGTATAAGGGCTTAGCCCGACCGCATATTATTTATATATTTTGTATAAGGGCTTTGCCCGACTGTATTTTGTATAATTTAATTAATTAAAATTATAAAGAGGATTTAACCTCTTTTTTATTTTTTGTTTTACCAATTAGTTACAGTTTTTAATCCGGACCAAAAACTCTCTTGATTCTTCTTTGCTTTTTCTGATTGTTTGGCATAATGAAACGCCAGCGCCGCGCTTTCCGACTCCATTTCCTTATTTTGATTATATAGTTGCCTCATCGCGGCTGTCTTATCGACAGGTGTAACATCCACAGTATTACGGTGCATTTTGTATTCTTCAATATTTTTAAATTTCGGCATTTTCTTATAATCATCTTCCGTAACAGGAATAACAGATTCGACATATGCTTGACGTAAATCAGTGTAACCCATTCCGTCATTGCTAAAAAGAGTCCCAGACGAGAAATTCTTATTATGCTCCATCAAAGACGAGCCGCCAAATGTGGACGCATAAGGGTCATTAACGCCATTATACGTGGTCATTGTTTGTACTTCCCTTTTGCGTTTTTCAATTTCGGCGCCCATATTGGCCTTCGTAACATTGCCAACATCGACAACATCTTCATTGGATTTTAACCAATCTCCGTATCCATTTTCTGTGCTATCTTCCAACTTGTGTTTTTCAAATTGCTCATTAAACCATTTATTAAAATTGCCGGATTTTTTAAGGTCTTTATCCTTCTCAAAAAAATTATTCAATAATTCGCCTTTAGACGCGTCGTAAAACTCGGATTTATCTTCAACTTTTTTAGTAGTCTTATTTTGAAACTCGTAGATACCAAATAGCCGCTTATATGCTTTGGAGAAAAACAGAAAATATTTTGGTTCCATCCGAGATTTATCAGGGTGTGTTTTTAGAACGATTTTTTTCGATTCTTTCATCACTTCATCGGTAAGTATTTTATTTTGTATACCAAATAGGTTATAAATATCTTCAATTGAATAATTATCCATATTTAAATCCATTTTGACGTAAGACGAGTTATCATAGGTAACACTTTTGAAATCCTTGATGCCATCGGGGTTACTAAATGGGTTAATATTGTCAAACGGATCGGCATTATATTCATTTTCACCTTGTGTAATTCTGACACCGGTATGTTTATTTTGCTGTTTTAAACGGTTGTAAAATAGCTCAGGATCCAAATTTGTATCAGGTTTTAAATTCAAATTATTATTTATATTAGAATTTGTATAAGTTTCGTGTATTTTTACCCCACCTTTTGGACAAATGTTATTATTACAATTACCAAGTTTTTTCATTACTAAATTAATATTGTATTATATTTAAATAATAACATAACACAATAAATATAAAAATAATTGTTATATAATTATATAATTATGAATAAACCCGAAGTAGATATAAATATTGAAGATATTTATTACAAACAAGATGAAGAAGATAGATTAGGTAAAAAATTATTAGGAAATAATAATTCATATTGTTGTTATAATTTTTTTGAATGTTTTTTTATTTGTTTTTCATAGATAATCATTTAAAATATATTTTGAATAATTTTAATATGAGAGATATCGTTTTACTTAATTGTCCTGAAATTGAATGTCCAAAGGTATTAATCTATGTATTTATTGAATTGTGTCAAGCTTTTATTGAACGTAATTATAATTTCAAAATAATACAAAATATAAATGAAATTACAAACAATTGTGTTGTTTTTATGGGCGACACAATAAAAAACCCGAATATAGTTTCAATTCTAAATAATATAGCACCGGAAGCAATTTATATTGGATGGTATTGGCATCAAATAAACGCATCCGCTTTAAAATATTTTATATACACATACGAGAATATGTTAAACCCGGACAACCGAGTCAGTTTTTTTAAAATGAAAATAAACAATTGTCCTCTTTTGTTAAGAGCACCAGAAAATCCGGAATTAGTAGGAACTTATAAAAAAGATATTTTGTATGATTATTGTTATATGGGTTGGAAATACAAGCCCGAATTTGTCCCATCAAAAGCTCATTTTAAAGGGATTTACTATGGTGTGACAGAACACAATTTATTTTTACATCATAGTATACGGAAAGAATTATATTTATCCAGTATTTTTGCGTTAGGATTTCAATCTGATAAAAATATAAATGATAAACATGTTAGTCAACGAATATTTGAAGGATTAGCATATGGATGTATAGTTTTATCAAATAGTATTCCTGCTTGTGAACAAACAAATAATATTGTAATATATATAAATTCAAAAGAGGATTTGGAAAACAAGATGCAATTTTTTAAAGCAAATCCAGAATTAATTAAACAAAAACAAATAGAAGGTTATGAATTTATAAAAAAATATGGTACAAATCATTATGCGATTGACAATTTTATCAATTGTATTAAAAAAACTTTTGATATTGAAATATAGTTTATAAGACGAACCCAAGAATTTAGTAAAGGTTGTAACTGTTGAATAAATAAAATATTATGTTATTTTAATGGCAGACATAAATTGGACATCACCAGGAGCTATTGTTGTTTATTGTATAATAGGAGCGGGAATTGGATATGGAATGTATAAAAGTAATGGTTCCGATACATCCCGCGATTCATTTGATAATCCGGTTGGTGACACAGGCGTTCCCAATCGTATTTTTCCTGGAAGTGGTGGGAAAAAATCTCGAAAGAGTTGTGGTAAACGAAATAATAAAACAAGAAATAAAAAATATAAAAGATCTTAAATATATAAATGTGCGTTAAAAAGTGGATAGGTTGTGCTATTTTGTTTTATATTTGCTATTTGATTGTAAATTATTTAGACAAACCGGTTGAAAGCTTTGGTAGAAGAGGAATAGGTTTAAGAAGAGGTGGATATTATGGAGGTGGATATTATGGAGGTAGAGGTATTAGATATCCGGTAGTAGTTACGCAGGATTATTATCCGAGCTATTGGTACAGATATATTCCATTTTTTGGTTATTAATTCATATTATAGATTAATTAAATATAATATGATTTTTATATTTTGCTCTACTTTTCTATAGCTTCGCAAAAACTTCGTGAAAAAAGTAGATTAGATATCGAGCGAAACTGTGTTACTTGATGATTTTGGTCGTCTGCGACTCTTCTTCGGCATATTTCCGTCACCTTGTAAATCCTTCAAATCACTAATGCTAATAGTGCTACTATCATTATTTACATTCTGAGATTGTGTTGGTTCTTGTATATTAATAGTCTTTGTTTTAAGTCCAGAGAGAATATCGGTAATATCACTTGGTCCCTTCATTTCAGGACGACTACTGGTCTGTCTTCTGTTGCTTCTTTCATCTGTATTACCGTAATTTTCTCTCAAACTAATTCCTTCATCGGTAAAATTACTTCGGCTCATATTCAAATCAGGGCGATTTGAGTAATTATTGTTTCCCGGTCTTCCTTGAGGAGGTGGTATAGAATTAGGTCCATGTGTTGCCATTGGAGGAGGAGGTCCCATACCGCTTGGTACTTCAGGATTCATCATATTAGTCATAAATCCGGAAAATCCTGGACTGGTATTGGCCATTGAATTAACCGCCGCATTTTGGAATGAACGCATCAAATCAGGATTTTGTCTCAAAATATCATCCATACCTGGCATAGCAGACTTGAACATAGTATTTGTCATATGAACCATCATAGCACTTCCGCCAAGTTGGAACAGCAATTTGATTTCGGGTGACATCGACGCCTTACTCTTGTATTTCTCATACAACTCGCCAAAAATGTCATCATAATCAGTAATATTTTCGTTCACTTGTTCAGACCAACCATCCAACTTGATATCAAAAGGGTCAAAACGTCCGTTCAAAAACTCGATTCCGTTGATAACAGCCATAAGCATATTGCCTTGGAATTTAACTGAGTTACTCTTCGTTTTCTCCTCCATAATGGTCTCATATTCGCCCATCATTTCTTGCAAAGAAGATTCCATTGAGTATTTTTTAGATAACTCGACACCCTTCTTCTCAAGCGCCTCTAACTTGCGCAAGAACTTGAACTTCTCTCTTAACATTTCTTCTTTAGTTAATTGAGGTTGAGAAGGTAGACCTTTATCAGGATTAATAGGTACATTATTAAATTTGCCATAACCATCCCATGTTTTAGCATCACCGCCTAAATCAGATGTGGCTCTTCCAACACCAGAAGAACCTCCATCGCTAAAACGAACGGATGTTGGTTTATCATCACTAAATATAGAACTCGGTGCCGAAAACA